TGGCCGGTCTTGTCCATTTTCAGGATGACCGTACCGGCTGGGCCGACATCGGATTGGATAGCCCGCAGGGAAGATGCGAGGGAGGAAACTGCGGGCAAGCCCGCTTGAGAGAACGCTACTAAATTGGACATTTCTGTACCTTTATTGAAGTTTAGAAAGGGCAGCGGTTAATTGCTTACCCAAGAGCATCACCTCGGGGCGTGGATCATCCGCGCTTGCCAAGGTGTTACCTGAAGAGATGGCGACCACCAGATCACCCGGCAAAGCCTGCTTGCGCTTTTTGAGCGCCTTTTCAGCTTTGGCCGGAGAGATCACGGAAGTCTCCAACACCTCAGATTCGGTGAGACCAAACGCAAACAGGGCGACTTTGGCCTTATCCTCGTCAGTCCATGAACGGATCGCCCGCTTGGCGACCAGTTTGTAATCAGGCAGCTTGGCCCCAGACTCCAGCATCTGGAGCGCCAAACCGCGCAGATCGGTGATCCACTGCTCTAGCATATCAGCGTTCTTGAGATAGGTGGCAATGGTCGGCGGGTCAAGATTGTCAATGGTTGTCTGCAAAGCGCGCTCGACTGCGCCGGTCATCTGTGGGCACACCGGCTTGGCTGCACACCAGCGGCAGTGATCGCCAGAGCGCAGCGGGGCGGTCTTTTTCTCGCTCATCTTAACGGCCTGCACCAACTGCAATTCAAACTCAGCAATGCGCGCTGGTGTGGTCACCCAACGCTTTACTGCTGGCGGCTGCACGATGACCATCTCAATCTCAGTCACGCCTTCAAAGGCCCACTGAGCGGCTGGCGTACGCATGGCCGCAGCGGCGTAGAACATCAGTTGCTCATTCTCTTCGACTTCAACAGCAACACCATCGCCAAATTTCCAATCCAGCACAACAGCACGAGTGCCAAGGCGACCGATAAGATCAGTTGAACCAAACACACCAGGTAGTAGGTCGCCGAAATTAACGCTTGTCTCGGCCTCAATTTCCATCTCCTGCTTGGGGTCAATCTCGTCCAGCGCGCGCAAGGCGGGGTTTAGCTTGTTGTCGATCAGTTCTTGGGTCAGCACTTGGTCTTCGTACTTGGTGCCAAGATAATGCTCAGAACTTTGGCCCGACATCACAATCTCTGCGATGACGTTATGTAAGAGCGTGCCCTCGTCAGCGTATTTGCTGCTGGGCTTGGGCGGCATCTTGGCAACTAGAGCCACAGAGCCAGGGCAGTTGATTACCCTCTTGGCGGTTGAGCCGCCGACGATATTACTGTGGTTCATCTTTTGGCTCCTTTTTACTAAAAGTGAAGGTTTTGCTGTAGCTGCTGTATCGGTCGTCTAGTTCTACTTGATTAAACATATCTGGAAACTTGGCTTGCGCCCATTCCAAGAGAAGGCGCTCGGCCTCGGATTGTGTGATTTTCAGTTCCATTAGAGACTCCTGTAGTTGATTGAGCCACAACTGTACCACAACTTTTTGTGCTAAACTTCTTGACATGAAAGAAAAAGATGTAGAAAATCATTTTGTCTGGGCGGTGGAGCGGCTTGGCGGTAAGACCTACAAGTTCACCAGCCCCGGACGCAAGGGTGTAGCGGACAGGATAGCTTGCCTGCCTGACGGCAGCACTTGGTTCGTGGAGACTAAAAGACCCAAGGGCGGTAGGTTATCAGAATTGCAAAAGCTGTTTGCGGCAGACATGGCGCGGCTCAACCAGAAGTACGCGTGTTTATGGACAAAGGAGCAGATTGATGAGTGGACAACCAGCTAGGTATTTTGCCTTTGGCCCTTACAAGGCCGAAGCCATTGGCCCTAATGGATGGTGGGGCGTCAAGAACAAGAACGGTTTTAACTGTTTGACGTTTACTGACCGCCCAGGCCATGTGTTCGCCCTTGAGGCCGAGGCCAAAAGCCTAGCTGACGAGTGGAATAACGGCAAGGTGTTTGAGTACCCGCCAGAGCCTGTGATTGTGCCCCGTATTCCAGACCCAGTACATGACGCTCGTTTTGGTAAGTACATCCGCACCCAGCGGTTTGTAAACGGGCGTTGGGTGTCGCCCATTCCTGTAGACAAAAACTGGGCGCAAGCCGTGGATGAATATGATGAACTACTACAACGAAATTGACCCGTACGCCGCGCAGTGGCTACGCAACCTGATAGCAGCAGGGCATATCGCCCACGGTATTGTTGACGAACGGAGTATCACAGATGTTAAGCCCTTTGACCTTGCAGGCTACACCCAATGCCATTTCTTTGCTGGTATCGGAGTCTGGAGCCATGCGCTACGTCAATCAGGATGGCCTGACAGTAGACCTGTTTGGACGGGTAGTTGCCCATGCCAGCCGTTTAGCGCCGCAGGCAATCAAAAAGGCACCGCCGACGAACGCCATCTCTGGCCTGTCTGGTTCAATCTCATCCGCGAGTGCCGCCCTCCAGTTATCTTTGGTGAGCAAGTTGAAGCAGCGATTAGACACGGCTGGCTCGACCTTGTTCAAGCTGACTTGGAAGGAGAAGATTACGCCTGCGGGGCGGTCGGTATCCCTGCTGCGGGCGTCGGCGCTCCGCACATCCGGCAGCGACTCTGGTTTATGGCCGACAACACTCGCGTCGGACAGTCGGGGGTCAGCGGGCGTTGGCAAACGCGAGTTACCGAATGCGGTGAAATGGATAGGTTGGCCGACGACATCGACGCGGGATCACAAGGGCGGCTACCGGGGGGGGGCGTATGAGAGACGGCAAGATCAGCACGGACACGCTGGATGTAGCAGCGCAACTGGCTTTTGGGCGAACTGTGATTGGCTCTCTTGCCGAGACGGAAAATACCGGCCAGTTGAATCCGGCACATTCCCGTTGGCTCATGGGTCTACCGCCAGAGTGGGACGCCTGCGCGCCTACGGCAACGCCATCGTCCCGCAAGCCGCGCAAGCGCTCATAGAGGCTTACCTTGAAACTTAGACCCTACCAAGACGAGGCGGCTGACTTCCTGTACGAGCGCGACAGGGCGATGATCCTCGCCCCTGTGGGCGCGGGCAAGACAGCCATCACGCTCACAGCCATGCAGGCCATGCTCAAGGATGGGCACGCCTGCCGCTTTCTCGTGCTGGCCCCCAAGCGGGTTGCCACCAGCGTCTGGCCGGTCGAGCAACCCAAGTGGGCACCCGATGTGACGCTGGCCGTGGCCGTGGGCACGCCCAAGCAGCGGGCCGCTGCGCTGGCGTCTAACGCCCAGGTGGTGGTGACCAACTACGAGAATCTGCCCACAGGCACCTTTGACGCGGTGGTGTTTGACGAACTGACGCGGCTCAAGAACCCCAGCGGCAAGCGCTTCAAAGATTTGCTGAAATTCCTCAAGCCGATTGAGATTCGTTGGGGGCTGACCGGCTCGTTCACCAGCAATGGCTTGGAGGATGTGTTCGGCCAGTGCAAGATCGTTGACCAGAGCCTGTTGGGCCGCAGCAAGGGCGCGTTCCAGCAGCAGTATTTCGTCTTGGTTAACCCAGACTTTGGTGAGTGGATGCCGCGCAAGGGTAGTCTTGAGAAAGTAATGGCCGTGATTAAACCTGCTACTTTCGTCTTGGACGCAGGTGAGTATAGCGACAAGCTGCCCCCGCTCCATACGGTAGAAGTGCGTTGCGATCTGTACGACCGCAAGCCTTACGACACCATGAAAAAGGACTTCAAGCTGCAAGACATCACGGCCATCAACGCCGCTGTGGTGACCGGCAAGTTGCAGCAGCTTGCCAGCGGGTTTGTGTACCACACCGTACAGAGCCCATCGAAAATACCTGGCAAGTGGGTGACGGTGCAAACGCCAGTGTGGTTTGACACGGCCAAGTTTGACCGGCTGCATGAGTTACTGGAGGAGAACCAACGTGCTAACACGCTTATTGTTTACAACTATCAAGAGGAACTGGCCGAACTCAAGCGGCGTTACCCCCATGCTCAGACACTTGACGACGACCGGGCAATTGAGCGGTGGAACGCGGGCGCCATCGAGTTACTGCTTGTCCACCCCAAGTCAGCAGGCCACGGGCTTAACCTCCAGTACGGCGGGTGCCGGATCGTGTTCTTGTCCTTGCCCTGGTCGCTTGAGTTGTATGAACAGACCATCGGGCGCTTGCATCGTAGCGGCCAGCGGCATGACGTGTGGTGCTACGTGATGTTGACCAACAAGACGGTGGACGAACGCATCTGGGCCGCGCTGCATGACAAGCGCGCTATTTCTGATATTGCAATGGAAGAACTATGTTAGACAAACTTAAAGCACAACTTAAAGCGGCCAAGGCCGAACTCAAGGCCCGCGCGCGCCAGTTGAACGCCACTTACCGAGCGTATGACCGTTGCGTCAACTTGATTACTAAACTGGAGACACGAATTGAAAAACACTTGGCGAAGTCTAAATGACCGTCTGCCCACACTGACCGAAGAGGAAGTGCTGGGCTTACTGAACAACGAGCGCAATACGCTCAAAAGAGTATCCATACTGGAGCGTATGCACCAGCGGTACAACACCCTGCGCGTCGCGCGGGAGAGACTTGAACTACTAAAGGAAGCTAAATTACCATGAAATTTATTAAGTTTTTAAAGGACTACTACCGCGACTTGACGCCAGCAGAGGTCATCACCCGCGAACTGGCGCAAGCCCATTTAGACAGGCTTGAAGCTGAATCGGCATCCGAGTATGCAAAAGCGTGCCACGATCTGAGTATGGCCCGTATAGAGCGTCTAAACACACGTTTAAAGGAATACAAATGAAAGACACAAAAGAAATTGCAGCCGCGGATTACGCCAAGCAGTACACCGACTGGATGGTAAAGACCGGCGGCTTTGCAAGGGACAAAACTTTGCGTGATGAGTTTGCGGGGCTGGCTATGCAAGGAATAATTTATGAGGGCGCAGAGTCATCAGTAGAAATTTCACACTGGGCGTATGAAATGGCAGACGCAATGCTCAAGGAGCGTGCCAAATGACTGAATGTTGCAACGATTTTGGTAACTGCACCCAAGGGCGTGACTGCCCTATCAGAAAGCAACGCGCCGAGGAAACCGACAAGGCGTACATCAATCAAAGCAATGGGCTTGAGCCTGACTTAATAGATGATCTTGCTGCCAGCGTCAAGGGCTTGATTGCTTTGATGTTTGTAGTTGCTGGCTTGACAATGCTTGCTTTTGCATTTTGGGGGAAGTGATGACAGGCTACAAATCAAAACGCGATGCGGCGCTGGACGAGGAAGGGATGTATCTTGTGCATCACACTAAGCGCAAAGACGACGATGACGACACACAGGTGTACCAGCGCCCGTGGATAGACCTGACGGAGCATGAACTTTTTAGCATTTGGATGGGGGTTCCCGATGAAACCGAAGATAGGTTTGCATTTGCCCGTGCAGTGCTGGCTAAATCAAAGGAACTTAACACATGAACGAAATCAAAATATCTAACGTAGGCGGGGTATGGAACACACACCCGCACTGGCCTTCACTGGCGTGGGGCACCGGCATTGACGCTGCGGTTAAACGGTTGGAACTTATCGCCGAGGACTACACGTTTACTTTTAAAACTGTAGAGCAGCGGTGGGCATACAACAAACCATACGGCCCATAAGTATGAAACCAAATCACCCAAAAATTAGGCAGCTATTGCATCAATACCAAGATGGCTTTACTGTATTGGAACTAGCCGAGCGCTTAGACCGCAACGCCGAAACAATTTACCATGCGTTAAAGGCAATGCCTGATTCGTATATAGATCGCTGGACAGAAGCCCAGTACCAAGCGCCAGCACAAGCCGTATGGTGCGTTATCGTTCCGCCCAAAGACTGCCCTAAACCAAATGCAAAACACACCAAATTTCGCCGCCTGGTCAAATGAAAACTTAGCAAAATTTGCGCTGGAGGCGTATCTGCGCCTACAGGCCCAGCAAGATGCTTTGGAGCAACTGCGCAGTGACCTGAAGGACGCTATGCAGTTAGTACGGGCGAGTACCCTTACTGTCGATGATTAGCACTTGGCCCCGAGGCCTGCCCTTGGGGTCATTGGGCACCGATATGTGCGTCCAACGGTCAAACTCACGGATTAGTTGGTCAAAAGGCAGTTTGGCCGCTATGACCGCTTTGACCACTTGATCTGGCGTCATTGCAGGGACGCGGATGTCCGCAGCGCAGCCAAGCCGATGCTGGCTGGTGTCTTTGCTGCCTACCGCGTCATTTACTTGTTTGCTCCGAAATGCGCTGTTGACCATGATTGGTACGCCGCCCAAAACGCTTTTAACTTGTTCCAGCAAGCCAGCCAAGCGTTGGAGATTTGCTGTTTCAGTAGGGTTAGGTTCATTCTTAAACTCCCGGTGATCGGTTACGGTTAATTCTGCCAGCGTAAAGTTAGGCGTCATTTTGCAGCCACGCCTTGCATTTTTTCAGCCGTACGCATACCACCCAGGCCAAGCATACCCAACAGCAGCGGCATCATGGTGCCCGTGTCCATCGTGGGGAACTTAACGGGGTGACCGGCCAAGGCCGAGCCCCATTCGGCCAGCGGGCCGACGACGAACTGGACAGCGAATCCTGCGCCGCACACCCAGCCAATCGCTGGACGCCAGCCGGATACAAAGACGCTGCTGCTGGCCGCTTCGATCTTATTGATGTCCATCTGCCCGGTGATCTGAGCCAACTCGCCGTTCTGTTGCAACTTGAGCAACTCCAGCTTGGCAGCGGCCTGCTGCGCGGGGTCAGGCAGAACTCGGTCTAAGACTTTGCTGCCAATGTCAAACAGGGCTGTCACTGGGTCAAGGGCCATGCTTGATCTCCTCGTCGTGGGACAGCTTCACACCCGCCAGCAGGCCGATAAAACCGCCGATGATGGTCTGGAAAGCTGGCGACAACAGCTTGAAAATTTCGCTGTTGTCCACTTCTTTTGACCACAGGCCGAGCAGGAATGCTGAAACCATGCCTATTACAGATAAGCAAAGGGTTGCGCTGACCATGAGCGTTACTGCAAAGGTTAGCCGTGCTTTGATATTGTCGTTCACTTTGATTTCTCCATGATCTTTGCGCGAAGCAAAGGACTGTCTGATGTGCCTGCCCATTCGGGCAAGGCGTTCCAAATAATCACGTAGTCGGCTGAACTGCATACCGATTTATCCAGCCACTCTAGCATGGCTTTGTGGCGCTCTGCTGGATCGTGCGTTGACCAGGCTATGGCGTACAACTCCTGCACCGCGCAACTTGTCTGTTTGGGCTTGGGCTTTGGTGGCGGCTGCGCGTTCAGAATTAGCTTGTCCTGGGCGACCGATACCGTGACCAGCGCCAAAAAGAGTATGACGCCGCGCATTAATCATTTGTCTGCTTTGTTTTCTAGCCGGTCAAAAATCTTGCTTAACATTTCTTTGATTTCGCGCATATCTTCTTTGTAATCCAGACGGGCAACGTAGGTTAAAGGCAGCTTGGACAAGTCGTTTTTAAGGTCTTGCACCGCTGTCCACAACTCGCGGGCGAACCATCCGGCCACGGCCATGCACGCACCCAAGATGAGGTTGATTGTTTGCTGATCCATTATTGTGCCAATGCGTTTTCGTTTGCGGGAGCCAAAGCGTTAACCGCGCCGGGGACAACTCCGCTCCACTTAGTTGGGTCGGAAATTAATCGCAACACTTTGCTGCGCTCGTTGGCGGGTAGTGTGTTAAGTAGATCGGCTGCGCCCTGCGGTGTTTTGAACGCTTCGGTCAACGCCCGCATGGTTTTGTTGCCAATTTTGTTTTCTAAAATTTGGATTGCTTTATTGGTAGTTGCGGCCACTGCGGTGATATATGACGGCAAGCGCACTTTGGATAGGTGCTGAGTTAGCAATTCCTTGAGTGCGTCTTGACCTTCAGCCACTTGAGTTTTGATGTTGGCCTCGCGCACAACTTTGGACGCCTGATCGCGTAACACGTTAAGCGTGTTCTCGCTCACGTCTTTGGCAATGTTGTAGCTACCGGGGCCAAGAATTTTTTCAACGGTATCAGGTGAGTTGCCTTCAACCAAGCGAACAAATTCGTCTTTATTGGTCTTAAACAAATCCAATGCTTTGCCGGACAATTTCTTTTCTGCAATTTGTTGCGCGCCTTTGGCATACGCGGCCAAGTAATCTTTATAGCCCATGCCGCCTGCGTTGACAATTGCGTCGTCAATAACGGGTTTTAGTTTGGTCATAACCGACGCAGCTAAATTACGTTGCGTAGTTGCGTCTGCGCCAGGGTTTAACTGACGAATGGCAGCGTTAACCGAATTTTTACGGATTGCGTCCAAAGCCACGGCGTCTATCAAACCGCCACTAGTCGTCCATTTTCCAATGTCATCGGCGACATTTTTTACCGCCGTAGACATGATGTCGTTACCGGCAAACTCCGGCGCTGTTGCCAAACCTTGTATTTTGCTTACAAGCGCTGGCGCGTTTAACGGTTTGATGCCGACAGAACGCAGGCTGTCCGCTGCGCCTTGCGCCAGCCGCGCGCCTTGGCCCAAGTCCAATGATGCGTTAGCCGCTTGCGATGCCCACTCATCGGCCATTTTGGCTAAATCACCTTTGTAGGTGTACTTAGTAAAACCCACCGGCAGACCTTTTTTGATTAACTCAAGCCGCGCTGCTGCTTCAGCCACATTTCCGGCGTTGACCAACCGACGCACATCAGCCACTGCGGATGCTGCTTGATCGCTCAAGCTGCCCGAACGGGCTTCTAAATCTGCCACGTCTTGGCCGAGATTGGCA